GTAATAACGGGGACGCGGTTTTGACATTACAAACTTCTGGTACGGCAGCCAGTTCAGATTACCCAGACATCCCTGATGAGGGGCTTTTGTGTTCAGACGGGGTTTTTGTTAATTTTTTAGCAGCCGATGTTGCGGCTTTTACGGTGTTTTATAATTAATGGCTACTACTAAGAACGTAGAGCGGTTGCCTAGCGGTAGGTTAAAGTACCGAGGAGAGACTTTTGCTGGGTATAACAAGCCTAAAAGAAGTGTTAAAGGTGCTAAAAAGTCGGCGGTTTTGGCTAAGAAAGGGACCGAAATAAAGCTAGTGCGTTTTGGTGATGCCAACATGACAATAAAAAAAGATCAACCTAGCCGCCGTAAAAGCTTTAGATCAAGGATGTCTTGCGATACGGCTAAAGATAAATTCACACCACGATACTGGTCATGTAAAGCATGGTAATAGAAGACGCTATTAAAGAAGAAATTAGGTCTTGGTCTAAGGAAGCTTTAGAAAAAGTTAACCCTAGCTTTGCTAATTTGCCCCCATGCCCTTTTGCCGAAGGAGCGTGGGCGGAAGACCGCGTAGGGATTGCGTTTAAGACGTGTCCCGCTTTTCAAGATTTAACGACGTTGATTTCTACTTGGGACGATAAAAACGATTTAGTGGTTCTTGTGGACCTTAATTACATTAAAGATTCTGAAAAGTTTTATCAGCACATTGACGGTTTGAATGAGGCTATTTCTCAAGGTATTTTTATTGAAAAAGACATTTGGTTAATGGCGTATCACCCCGAGGATCAACCTAGCGATATGGTTTACACTGAAAATGATTTTTTAAGTGTGATAGATACCGACTATGCCATGATTTTTATACAAAGATTAAGCAAGTTGCATGAAGCTGGGGAAAAATTAAAGAAAACAGGGTATTACACAGAGTATGAACAACAATTTGGTTTAATGGATATGTTAAGAGTTCGTGAAACCTACTACCGGAGGCTTAAAAATGGCTCGTAAAAAACAAGGTTATGATTCTCGGTTAGATGAATCTTTAGGCGAAAGAAACAAAGGTAAGAAAAAGCAAAGCATGGCTTCTCGCCGTAAAGAAAGCGAAGGCACTGAAAAGTCTATGGGCCGTCGTAAGTTTGCGGCGGTTGGTACTATGGACAAAGGTAACCGCAAAACCAAAGCAAAAAGAGTGGTTAACTTAGGTGCAGGTGGAGCAGTAGGAAGAAGTTCAGGCAGTTCGTATAGTTCTTCTAATACCCCTCAACACAAACTTATGGCTATGGGAAAAAGCGTTCCTCAAGGCAAGTCGCCCGTTAAAATGCGCGGTGGCGGCATGGCGGCGGTAAAGAAGATGTCTCGGGTAAAAGGCCCTAGAGGGCGCTAATGACTACCTCTGGTTCTACCGATTTTGAGCTAGATGTAGCGGACTACATCGAAGAAGCTTTTGAGCGTTGTGGAAAAACAGTGCGTACTGGTTATGACTTAAAAACAGCCAAACGCTCTTTGAACTTATTGTTAGCAGAATGGGCAAATCGTGGGTTAAATCAATGGACGATTAGAGAAACCACGATGCCTTTAGCAGCAAACATACGTGTGTATCCCGGTGGAATACTTACTATGTCTGTTGCAGCTTCTGCTAATTTCACTATAGGTGAAACTTTAACCGGTGGAACTAGTGGTGCAACGTGCCAAATTACCAGCGTTCCCTCTGCAACCAGCTTTGCTATTACTCTTCCGGTAGGTTCGTTTTCTAATGGGGAAGTGATTACAGGAGTAACTACAGGTACGGCCACCACGCTATCAGCGGCAATAGACTTTTTAGATGTTCGCGGAACAATTGATATCTTGAGCGCGGTTTTAAGAAGAGACAACACGGACTATTCTATACCTCGGGTAAGTAGAGACGATTATCTGGTAATACCGAATAAAACGACTACAGGAAGAGTAGATCAGTTTTTCTTGAACCGTTTGGTCACGCCTCAGTTAGAAGTATGGCCGACCCCGAATAATAATACGGATATTATTGTGTACAACCGGCTTACTCGCATACAAGACGCGGATACTTTTACCAATACAATGGAAGTACCTTTTCGGTTTTATCCTTGTTTAACCGCCGGACTTGCTTACTATCTGTCGCTTAAAATTGCTCCTGATCGCACTACGTTGCTTAAAACATTGTACGAAGAAGAATTTATTGTTGCAGCAACGGAAGATAGAGACAGAGCCTCGTTTACTATACAACCCTCTGTGGCGTATGCGAGGGTTAATTAATGGGTAAGTTTGCTCAAGGCAAATACGCCCTAGGCGTGTCGGATCGTTCCGGCTTTGTGTATAAGCTTAATGATATGCGGCTTGAGTGGACAGGTTCTTTAGTAGGGCCGGATGAGTGGGAAAAAAAACAACCTCAACTTGATCCAAGAAAACATATTACCGATCCGCAAGCTTTAAAAAATTCTAGACCTAACACCCCGATGGTGTTGTCTATTTATGTAGGGGTCCCGTTAGTTGAAGACCCTAATTTAAGAAACCTCACTGCTTTCGGGCAGGTAGGTCAAGTAACAGTTAACAGTGTAGTAAGTGATGTAACGGTTTCTTTAACAGGGATTGGTTCTACTTCGGCAGTGGGTTCTGTAAGTGCTACGCCGATAACCACTTATGCTATTACTGTGGCTAATCCGGGGTCCGGTAACAAATATTATATAGATGGTGTACAGCAAGCGACCTTAACGCTAAATGAAGGCTCTACCTATAGACTAGATCAAGCTGATGGTACTAATGGTACTCATCCGTTACGTTTTTCTACTACCTCTGATGGTACATGGAGTGGAGGAACCGAGTACACCACGGGTGTAACCGTTAACGGTGTAGCGGGTAATCCGGGCGCTTACACTGAAATTGAAGTTGCTACGGGAGCGCCGACACTTTACTACTATTGTACTAATCACTCAGGCATGGGAGGACAGGCGAATACGCCGTAATAGTATGAATCGTAGAGTCAATTTAGGTGCAGCTTGTCCTTTACGGATGAATAAAGGCGGAGAAGCTAAAAAATCGAAAGTAAATGAGGCGGGTAACTACACGAAGCCTTCTATGCGTAAGCAAATGTTTAATAGAATAAAATCAGGCGGAAAAGGGGGAAACCCCGGTCAATGGTCGGCGCGTAAAGCTCAGATGTTGGCAAAGCAATATAAAGCAAAAGGTGGAGGCTATCGAAATTAATGGCTTTGAAAAAATCTCAACAGTCTCTAAAGAAGTGGACTAAACAAAAATGGGGTACAAAGTCAGGGAAACCGAGTGCAAAAACAGGAGAAAGGTATTTGCCTAAAGGGGCAATAAAATCTTTGTCTGCCAAAGAATACGCGGCTACCACTCGTAAAAAACGAAAAGATACTAAAGCCGGAAAACAGTTTAGCTCACAACCAAAAAAAATAGCTAAAAAGACAAGAAGACACAGATAATGGCATTTACATACGATCAGTTAAAGACAGCGATACAAGATTATACTCAAAATACGGAAACGTCTTTTGTTACTAATCTGCCTATCTTTATACGTTCTGCGGAGGAGCGTATTTTAAAGACTGTTCAGTTGACGTTGTTCCGTAAAAATTCTCAAGGCAACATGACTCAGGCGGATGAGTTTTTGATCATGCCCACTGATTTTCTGTCGCCGTTTTCACTGTCTTTCACTGACGCCAGTAATGACAAGAAATTTTGTGATTTTAAAAGCGTAAATTTTATTCAAAGTTTTAACCCGGATAGGACGCTTACCGGGGAACCGCGTTACTACGCTAGTTTTGACTCTACTTCTTTTATTATTGGCCCTACGCCTAACGATAGCTATAGTGTAGAGCTTCATTATTTTTATCGGCCAGCGAGTATTACTGCCGGAGCAGGAAGCGGAGAAACATGGTTAAGCCAAAATGCAGAATTAACTCTTTTGTACGGCTGTTTAATAGAAGCTTATGTCTATATGAAAGGCGATCCGACTTTAATGCAAGAGTACGAGCAGCGTTACGCTGAATCGTTAGTTGCGCTTAAACAGTTCGGTGAAGCTAAAGAAGTTACCGATCAATACAGAACAGGGATGGTGATAAGGGATAAAACATGATAACCAACGATTTAACAATGTCTGTTGGAAATGTAATGGTACATACTACCAATAACCGAGGATTTACTCCCGAAGAGGTAGCCTCTCGGTGTGTGGACAGAATTATCAGCATTTCCGATCAAGCCAATCCTGTGCTACAACAGCAAGCTCATGCGTTTAAAAGCAATATTGAAGCGGTTGTTGCGGGATATATTAAAGAAGCGATTCAAAGTGATAGAACTACGATTTATAATGCGTTAAATGATGCTGGGGAACCAAAACTAGCCGAACTGATTAGGAGATTATGACATGGCTTTTAGTGGAAATTATATGTGTACAAGTTTTAAGCAAGAGCTTATGGAAGGAGTACACAATTTAAAAAGCGGGGGCAACACCTTTAAAATGGCTTTGTATACGAACAGCGCCACTTTAAACGCAAGCACTACCGCGTATACTGCTTCTGGCGAAGTGTCAGGAACGGGTTATGCTGCGCCGGGAAAAGATTTAACTAACGTAAACCCAAGTGCCTCTGGAACCACAGCTTTTGCTGAGTTTGGAGATCAGACTTGGGGATCGTCTACGATAACTGCAAGGGGAGCGTTAATTTACAACGACACCGCTGCTGGCGACCCTTCTTTGGTTGTTTTAGATTTTGGTTCAGATAAATCGTCAAGTGCGGGTGATTTTGCAGTGGTTATGCCTACGTTTAACTCTACTTCGGCGTTGATTAGGATAGCCTAAGATGGCAGACGTAACCATCCGGTTAGACGGATGGGGCCAAAATAGCTGGGGTAATGACCCTTGGGGAGAAACCTCGGCAGGAGTTCAAGCGACTACGGCAGTAGGAGGGGTGACTCTTTCGGGTGACTCCACTGTAACAGTGACCGGCGTAGAAGCCACTTCTGCTGTGGGTAGTGTTACGGCTACGGTGGTTCGGCATGTCACGATTTCCTTAACAGGAATAGCTGCTACGTCTGCAACGGGGTCAGCTACAGGAAGCATACCGGTGACCGTTCCGTTAGAGGGATGGGGAATTGGAGATTGGGGTGATGCCGGATGGGGTTACTCTAACGCAGGATCGCAAGCAACAGGGGAAGTAGGTACTGCTATTGCGATAGCGCAAGGCACTGCTAACGTGGTTGGTGTAGAAGCTACCACAGCAATTGGTTCGGTAACGACAACAGGTACATCCAATGTTACGCTTACTGGGGTATCTGCAACAGGGCTTTTAACGGCAGCAACGGCTAGTCTTCCGGTTATTGTTAATGTAACGGGTACATCCGCAACAAGTAGTGTAGGTACAGTAACGCAAAGCACAAGTATTACGGCAATTTTAACTGGAGTGGAGGCAACTGGGGCGGTCGGCGGCACTTCAATGTGGATAGAAATACAACCGTCACAAACACCAAATTGGGTTCCAATGGCAGCATAAAGAGGATTTAAAATGGCAACTTATGTTAATAATTTACGATTAAAAGAGATTGCCACTGGCGCAGAGAGTGGCACATGGGGTACAAGCACTAATACTAATCTAGAATTAATAGGGGATGCGCTTGGGTACGCTACACAAGCATCTTTTTCCTCAGACGGAGATGTGACTACTACGGTAGCTGATGGCGTAGCTGATCCGGTCCGTGCTTTGTATTTAAAAGTTACTTCTGGCGTTTCCTTAACGTCAACTAGGACCCTGACAATTGGGCCAAACACCGTTTCTCGCGTTATGTGGATAGAAAACGCTACTAGCGGAAGTCAGTCTATTAATGTTTCACAGGGTTCTGGTGCTAATGTCACTATCCCCACTGGCGCAGCCAAGATTGTTTATCTTGATGGTGCGGGTTCTGGGGCGGCTGTGGTAGACGCCTTGGGTCAAGTTGATGTGGGTGATGGAACCGTAACTAGCGTAAGTGGTACAGGTACAGTCAACGGGATTAGCCTTTCAGGCACCGTCACTAGCTCCGGTAACTTAACGCTAGGGGGCGCGTTATCCGCGATTAACCTTACATCACAAGTTACAGGTACATTACCTGTCGCCAACGGCGGTACGGGTGCAACTTCTATAACTGCTAACAATGTGGTTTTGGGTAATGGCACTTCAGCCGTACAAGTTGTAGCGCCCAGTACATCAGGTAATGTTTTAACATCAAATGGTTCTACATGGCAGTCAACGGCTCCTGCCGCTAGTGGAATATCCGCAGGTTTAAGCATCGCGCTTGCGATGGTCATGGGATTCTAACGGAGAAATATAATGGCAAACCCCAATATAGTAGCAGTAACAAGTATTTTAGGTGTAACGACCTACCTAACTCCTTCAGGAACGTCGGAGGTAGTTTTGCTGCCTAATGCAGCAAGTAGCGGAAAGGTATTTAAGATTAACCAGATCGTAGCGGCTAATGTTGATGGCAGCAGTGCGGTTGATACAACGATAAGTATCTACACTAACGGCGCGGTAGCCCAAGGCTCTGCTCCTTCTAGTGGGACAGCTTTTCCAATTGTATCTACACTTAGCGTCCCTGCTGATGCGTCAGTGATTGCTGTGGATAAGACTACAGCTATTTACTTAATGGAAAACACTTCCATCACTGTAACCAGTGGGACAGCAAGCAAGATTACCTACAGCGTAAGCTATGAAGAAATAAGCTCGTAAGGAGTAGCTCATGCCTATTGGTAGTGATAAAGGTTTTATTGTAAAGCCGGGATTTGATCCACTGGCGACCCAGACCAGTGTGAGTGCTAGTGCTCTTTATAGTTGGGGATATAATTATAGAGGTCAACTAGGCTTGGGTGATACCGTTGACCGATCTTCTCCAGTTCAAGTGGGTATTACGGAGTGGCTTACAGTTTCAGCGGGTTATAATTGGGCGGGAGCAATTAAAACCAACAATACGCTTTGGACTTGGGGGAATAACTCCGCTGGGCAACTAGGCAACGGCACTACTGGTAGTGTGTTTTCGACCCCCATACAAGTAGGTGTTTACACTAACTGGTCACAAATTGCTGCGGGTGGAAACGACGGCGTAGCCATTAAAACAGACGGCACACTATGGACATGGGGTCAAAACGCTATGGGAGCCGCTGGTCAAGGTACTACGGGAGTAGTCAATACTCCGGCACAAGTTGGCGCTCTTACTACGTGGGCAACCGTCACCGGGGGCTTCTATTGTAGTTATGGAATTAAAACTGACGGTACTCTTTGGAGTTGGGGATACAACCAAGCAGGTAGGTTAGGCGATGGCACTACTGTTGACAAATCTAGCCCTGTCCAAGTAGGCGCTCTTACTACATGGCTAAACATAACTGCGGGTTATGGTTGGGCCGTAGCCATCAAAACTGATGGTACTCTTTGGGCTTGGGGTAAGGGCGTTCATGGTGCTTTAGGTCAAGGTAATGTCAATGATTATTCTTCTCCTGTACAGATAGGCGCTCTTACTACATGGCTGAAACTAGCTTCAGGGGCTTACCATGTACTTGCGACCAATACTAGTGGTCAACTTTATGCTTGGGGAAGTAACGACTACGGTGATTTAGGGCAAGGTAATACCACCAGCACTCAGTCCCCTGTACAGGTAGGTGCATTGACTACATGGGATAAAATCGGTGGTGGGCCTAACGCTTCCTACGCTATCAAAACCGACGGCGCTTTTTGGTCTTGGGGGTATAACAACAAAGGTCAATTAGGGGTAGGCAATACCACTAACTACTCTTCTCCTGTTCAAGTTGGTGCTCTTACTGCGTGGTCTTTTTTACCTAAAATGTCACAAGCGAAAGGGCCACTTGCTTTACAATTTTAAGGAATTGATATGCCAATTATAATATCAGGTGTCCAATACTCAGGTAGGTGGAACCTCCAAGCACAAGCACAAGCTGACGCTGCGGGTACGTGGCCAAAACCTCATCCACCCTATGGGCTTTATGTTTGGGGGCATAACAATAGTGGTCAACTAGGTCTAGGTGACACCGTCGATAGATCATCTCCGGTAATACTTGGCTCAGAAAATTGGTCGGCAGCATCGAGGGCAATGTTTGGAGGAGGGCTTTCAAGTGGTGCTATTAGAGCAGACGGTACTATATGGGTAATGGGTGCTAATAACAATTATCAGTTGGGAACAGGTAACAGCACTAATTATTCTTCCCCTGTCCAAATAGGTTCCCTTACTACGTGGTTGAAAGCCGCTGCGGGGGCTTACCACACTGCTGCTATTAAAACCGATGGTACTCTCTGGACTTGGGGTCGCGGCGCTTTAGGTCAACTAGGAACTGGCGCTACGGCTAGTAAATCTAATCCCATACAAGTAGGTGGATTGACTACGTGGCTGCAAGTGGCGTCTGGCTACGCTTCCACTATGGGTA